CGTTTGGAGTGAGCGGGCCTGCCCAAACCAACAACGGCTCGCTGCTCGGGGCGGCGTAACCGTGTGCGTCGCGGACGCCGTGGGCTTCTTCAGCGCCCCACCCGAAATAAAGGCGCTGACCTCGATGGGGGCCATTCCAAAAGAAATGGATCCCAAAAACGTAGTGGATAAACAAATTGTTGCCAAGGTTTCTCAGCAGAACAACCCGCAACAGTCCGCCCTAGCCCCAGCTTCGACAGGAGGACGTGTTTATTCAGACATGACGTCTCCGCAAGAGAAGCCTTTCGCCGTCTCTTCAACGCAAACCAACAGTCTGTTGGGCGCAAAATAGAACGGGAGTAATCATGACGCCTTTGTACAGCCAGCAAAAGGAAATGGACGACGGCTCCATGCTGCTGACGCAGTGGGGCTACTGCCGCGCACAGAACGCCGTGCGCCTGGGCTATGCGGTCAATATCCTGGCCGCGCTGGTCGGGCTGCTGCTCGTGCCGCGCCTCGTCGGGCTGTGGGTATGCATCTTGGTCGGCGCGAGCTTCGGAGCGACCTACTTCACCGAGCAGATGCCCGAAGGCAAGGCCCGCATGTCGCTGGCCTGGGCCGGGCCGATCTTCACCGTTGCTTCGTACCTTGTGGCCGTGTGCGCCGCGCTGGGAGCCTAAGCCCATGCCTGCCGACCTCAAGGAACTCATCCGCCGCCATGCGGCGCTTCTGCAAGAGCGGCAGTCGTGGGAGCCGGACTGGAAAGCCTGCGCCAAGCAGTTCTTGCCGCGCAAGATGCGCATTCTCGAGGGTGGCGACTCCACAAACAAGGGAGGACAGCTCAACGACCTGATTGACAACACTGGCGTGTATGCCATGCGCGACCTGGTTTCCGGGCTGTATGGCAATCTCACCCCGCCCTCACAGACCTGGTTCACCATCGGCCTCCAAGACGAGGGCCTGGAGCGCAAGGGCGGCACCCGCGAGTGGCTGGACGAGACACAGAAGCGCATGAGGGCAATCTTTGTGCGCTCTGGGTTCTACAACGCTGCTCGCTCCCTTTACGGAGAGCTGGCGACTTTCGGCACGGGCTTCATGTTCGCGCTGCCAGACGACAAGACGGGACTGCGCTTCACCACCCTCACGGTGGGAGAATACGCCCTGGATACCAACGAATACGGCAAGGTGGACACGGTGTTCCGCACCATGGACCTGACCGCCAGGCAGGTTGTGCGGATGTTCGGCTACGACAAGTGCCCGGACACGGTCCGACGCGAGTTCGACAGCCCCTCTTCCCCCATGGCGCGCTTCAAGGTCGTCCACGCCATCGTTCCCCGCGATGACCGCAACCCGGGAAAGAAGGACGGGAAAAACAAGCCGTTTGCGTCTGTCTACTGGTTTGAGCCCAACGTGGGCGGGGCCGCTCGCACAGACAAGGGAGATGGCTGCCAGATTCTATCCGAGGGTGGATTTGACGAGCTCCCAGGGTTCGGCGTGCGCTGGGATGTGACCGGCAACGACGTGTACGGAATCAGCCCGGCGATGCAAACCCGTCCGGCTTGCCAGATGGCCCAACAGATGAAGCTCACGGCCCTCAAGGCGGCCCACAAGGAAGCTGACCCGCCGATGGTTGGCCCTGGAACCATGAAACACATCGACATGCTGCCCGGTGGACAAAGCTTTGCGGACAATCCTGGGTCAGGCCCGGCGGTCTACCAGGCAATGAGCGTGCGCCCGCAACTTCAAAACACCCTGCGCTTTATCCAGGCCGAACAGGGCAGATCAAAGAGGGGCTGTTCAGTTCAGTGCTCCGCTTGATGACCGACAGCGACCGCCGCCAGATGACCGCGCGTGAAGTCGCGGCGAGGGAGGGCGAAAAGCAACTGCTCGTTTCTGCCCTGGAGCGCATGAACGATGAATTTTTCATCCCGCTCATTGACCGCACCTTCAGCGTCATGGCGCAGCAAGACTTGCTGCCGCCCTGGCCAGCGGAGATAGCCGGAATGCCTATCCGCGTTGAGATGATCACACTCCTGGCCCAGGCCCAAAAGATGGGCGCCACCGCCCGCATTGACCAGTTCATGGGCTTCATCGGCCAAAGCGCGCAACTGTACCCGGAGCTTATTGACGCGGTGAAGCCTGACGAGATGGCAAACGACTACGCCGACTACCTCGGCATCGAGGCCGATGAACTTCGCCCGCAGGACGAGCGCGATGCACTACGCCAAGGCCGCGCCAAGGCCGCGCAGGCGCAGCAGCAGCAGGCCATGCTTGAGCAGGCTCAGAGCGCAGCAGGCACGGCCAAGGCGCTCTCTGAAACCCAAGTGGGTCTGGGCGATGAAAGCCGGAACGCGCTCCAGGCACTCCTGGCTGGCATCGGAGCCGCCGGCCAACAACAGGCGGCGATGCCATGAGCAACGACGGCTTTTCTGACGATGCGGTAATCCGCGAGTGGTTCAAGGACGACTACCTGGACCGGGACAAGGCGGCCAAGCTCACCGAACGCGAGCGGCACAAGCTGCTTTCAGCCGCCCAGGACGTGTTCAAGACAGACGCCGGAAAGCGGCTGCTTTGCTGGCTGCTTTCGGAAACTCACATCTACCAGCGCAGTTTCACCGGGAATTCCCTGACCTACTTCCGCGAAGGCGAAAGAGAGGTCGGGCTGAAGGTTTTTGGCCTGCTTGTGGAGGCAGAGCCCAACGCGATGCAGGAGCTTGTGAACTTCAAACGCAAGGAAGGAATCGAAGATGAGCGCTGAAGAAACCACGATCCTCGCCAACGATAACACGGGCGGCGCGGTGGGCGGTTCTGAAGTCGTCGCGGCGGAGGCTGCTCCCGAAGGGGGCGCGCAGGCAACCTCGGCTGAACAGGCGTCCGACAGCCTGCTTGCGGGGAAGCCCGAGGCCGAAGCCGAGAAGGCCGCTGAGGGTGAAGAGCCCAAAGCCGAAGAAGGCGGTGAGAAGAAGGAAAGCGAGGACGGAAAGGACAAGGAGCCCGAGGAGATCACCCCGGAGTCATACGGGGAGTTTGAAATACCCGACGGGATGCCGATCAACGAGCCGCTTCTTGCCGAGTTCAAGGACTTTGCCGCCGCCAACAAGATGAGCAAGGAAACAGCCCAGGCCATCGTCTCGCTGAAGGTCAAGGAGGTGCAGGACCAGATGGCTGCGTTCCAGGAGCAGCGCAAGGCTTGGGTCGGCGAGTTGAAGGCGGACCCTGACTTCGGTGGACCCAGTTTCGACGCCAACGTGAAGACCGCCAGCATGGCTCTGCGCCAGTTCGACGCAGACGGAGGGGCGCTTAAGGCGCTTCAGGCGGTTGGGCTGGATAACCATCCGGCCATCGTCAAGCTTCTGCACCGTGTCGGGTCCGACGTGGCAGAGGACAAGGTCCACACCGCGCGCGACAGGGGCGGGAAACGCACAGACATCCCCTTGTCCGAACGCCTCTACGGCAAAGACGGCCTGGGACCCTCGGAATAACCGCCCAACCACAACCAACGGAAAACAGGAGACACACTCATGGCTGAAACCCTTGTGAGATCCCTCGCCGAGCTGAAGCAGTTCTACACCTCCAGAGGAGAACCCTGCGAGGTGCTTGAGCTGATGGGGCAGGACAACTCCGTCAACGACGACATCCCCTACATGGAGGCCAACGAGTCCGACGGACACCGCAGCACCATTCGCAGCAAGCTGCCCGACATTTACTACGGGCGCCTGTACCGTGGCACGCCGAACAGCAAGAGCGGGGTTTCGTCCGTAAAGGACATTTGCGCGCGCTTCGAGGGACGCAACGAGATTGACGTGCGCGAACTCCAGCTCTTCGCGGACCGCGCTGCGGTCTATCGTGCCGGAGAGTCCCGAGCCTTCACCGAGGCCATGAACCAGAAGCACGCCACCGACATCTTCTACGGCGACAACGCGACCAACCCCGACCAGTTCTTCGGACTGAGCCCGCGCTACCCGGCCAAGAACAGCCCCAACGTGGTGGATGCTGGCGGCTCCGGGTCAAGCTGCACCAGCATGTGGGGCGTCGTCTGGGGCCAGGACGACGTGCACGGCATCTACCCCAAGAACACCAAGGGAGGCCTTAGCGTGCGCACCCTGCCTGAATACGACGCGCAGGATGAGAACGGGAACAAGTACCGCGTGGTCGGCGACCTCTTCGAATGGAATACCGGCCTGACCGTGCGCGACTGGCGCTCGGTTGTGCGCGTCTGCAACATCGACGCGAGCAAGCTCGAACTGCGCAAGGGCGACGCCGGGTTCATCGACCTGCACCGCCTGACCATCAAAGCCAAGAACATGATCCCCACCGGCAAGCGTGGTCGCATGATCTGGTACTGCAACTCCGACGTGATGACCGCCCTGGAGTACCAGGC